TCATTCATGTCGGGTTCTTTCTATTTGTCGGGTTTATTGGTTTGACTTTAGCACAGGCTTTTAGGCTTGGATGTAACCACATAATCTTTTCAGGGTTGTGCCGGTGTCGAGAGCCGTGCATGGTTAGCCCACACGCTTTACAGGGCGCGTATAACATTTATGGCCGCGCGTAACACTGAGGCATTAAACCTGTTTTGTTGACCGCCAATGGTCATGTGTGCGTCATACATCAGCTCTAATTCATCAAGCAAAATGTCGTGGTTTTCTAGCCGGTCTATTGGTAGCACTGGCATTGCTGGCGCAAACATTTCTTCTACTAGTTTGTTTAACACTTTGCCCATTTTGTCGCTGTACGTTTCGGGATACATACTGTCTCTTGTTTCTTGGCTTATGCCAGTTTCGGGATATTGGATGTCAGCCATGAGTTGCTGCCCACGCTGACCAGCCAACCATATCGTAGAGGTGTACTGCGGCTGCAATATTTACGTCTGGGTAAAACAGATCGTCAAGGTGTGTAATTATGCCAGCCTCTTTGAGCCACGTTTCGTGCACAGCGTTTATTTGCATAAGTCCTCGACTACCGCCAGGGTCTTGGCTATTAAAGGCCAACGGATTACAGCGTGACTCTCTGTACATTACGCGTGCGAGCATTGGTGATTGGTCTGCAGGCCAACCAGCGGTAATTGCGTCAGCCACATATTGTGCACAGCCTTTAGGCACTGTTGTAGTTGGCGCAACGGTCACTGGCACGACACTGTTTAACGTGGTGGTGATCTGTACGCCCGGCTCTAGTTTCGGTGCTGGTGGCGCGCTGGCATCCCAAAGCAACGTAAACGCTGCTAAACCGCTAATAAACCATGCACCTATTTTAATTGCTAAATAGCTCATTTTTTCTCCAATTGGTAAGGGGTTTGCCAGCTGTCACCAATTGCATCCTTAAAGGCAATTTGTGCGTGTAGCACTTGACCGTCATCTGGGTCACGGAATATCTGCACAAGCACCATTTGTTGGCTGTCCAGTATTGTCGTAAAAACTTCGTAACAATATGTTTTAGCGTCTGCCATTGCATCTCCTATCGTCGGTGTTTCCACCATAGGGCATTACTGTGGCAGTTCGGTGAATACTCTCTGAAACGCTTGTTTTACAAGGTTTGGTGCGTCTGCCATCTGTGGGTTTACTTCAATGTGTAACCAATCGCCACCGGGCGCACCGTGTATTTCTGGCTTGCTGTACGACTTCCAACGCTGACGATCACAACGCCAGCCACGCCCAAACGCTTTAGGGAAATAATCAAGCACACACTCAACACCTAACTCGTTTGCGTTGGCAAGCACAATGTTAATAAACGCAATCGTTGCTTTACGGTTGGCTGTTGGTTGTTTCTCTGACGGTCTGTACGACAAGTCAACTGCTCGACCAGTGGCGTGCACACTCAAGTTGGTTGAGCCTCGCATGTCTCGTATGCCGTAACTGCCGTTATTCCAAAACGCGCCGCCGCCATGCTTTATTGCTTGCCTAATCCATTCGTCCATGCCGGCGCGTGGGCTTGCAGCTGCACCGTCACTATTGCCTGTGTACGGCCGTGAGCCAATAATTTTAGGGTTGGCTGGTAATGCTGCCATCTGCAGGCTTTCGTTTTAGGCCATTGGCGGCAACTAGACCAGACAAAGTGCCGGTCATAAACACAGTAAGAGTTGACAGCAAGTCAATAAATTGTGCATCGTTTGGTGATTGTTCTAATGGCTGCGTAACAAATAGCAGGCCGTAAACAAACCCTATAACCGTAATTGCAAATGTGACTGCAATAGTGCAGCCAACAAACACAATCATGCGTGCGTGTAAGTGCTCTATTTCTGCTTTGTCTTTAGCCATTGCTAACTCTTTCGCATTGTGTAATAGTTGAACAGCGTGTCATTGGGCCAGTTTTTGGCGCGTTTGTTCGTGTTGTTTCGCACGCAGTTAAAACAAGTGCAAACACAAAACAACTAACTAGTAAGCGTTCCATTTAATTTTGGTTGTTTGTCTGGGTTGTCTTGATACCAGCGTGATAACGACCATGCTTCTATGGCTTCGTCATATTCTTTTTTTGTTAGTTTTCGTGTTTCACCGTTTACGGTTTGTGTCATTTCAGGGTTTTCGTCACGGCATTGTTGTGCGTGTTGTTCTTTTGAAATCATTATGCGGCCTCATAAACAAAGTTGCCATTAATTAAATCGCCTGTTGCTAATGTCATTGGTGTTGTTGCGTTTGTGTAACCAATAGTTCCGTATGTGCTTGCAGTGCCCAATAATTGCACAGCAACACTTGTTGCAGATAAAACAGATTGAATAGCACCAAGATATTGAATACCGCTAGAACTATCAAACATATTGACTCCGCCTAAAATTGACAAGTTGGGCGGCGTGGTAGCTGTTATTGGTAAAGATATTTGCATTTGTGTACCTGTAAACGCTGACGTAGTTCCACAAGTAATAGCAAAATAGGCAAAAATTAGTTTGTTTGCTCGCACATATCTTGCCGTTATCGTTCCGTTGCCTAAACTAAAATTAGTGTAAGTAGGTGTCCAAGTTGTTGCCTCACCAATCCCGTTTAATTGTGCGGCAGTTAAAACAGTGTTTGCTACAAACGGAAATGGGTTAGCCATAGTTTTACTTTACATCATCCAAGCACATTTAGGCCGTCAAGCACACCAAACGTAGGGTCATCTAAAACAAAGGCGTAAACAATGACTGTTGGTGATGTCCATAAAGTCATTCTGTGCCCGGTGTTCACGTCAATGACGTGGTCTATGCCCTCGACCGCCAAGTTTTGTTGCACCGCTAACGGGCTACCAGACGCAAACGATTTAGTGGCGCTTACCGTGTCACCAATCTCTATGGGCGCTAACGCCGTTTTTTGGGCATCGGTCAGGCTGGCAAACGTGGTTGACACACTAGTGAAACGTGGTTCTGGTAACGGGTTGAGCAGGTAACTGGCAAGGGTCAATGCCTGTGCATTGGTACTTAGCAGGCTGTCAATAATTGCCTCAGTTTGCGTAAAATACTCTGCAATTGACGATGCGTCACTAGCGTTTTGTAGCGCACCGCCAGACTCTAAAGTGACGTTGGCATTGTTAATAACGGTCTGTTGATCAAACTCAACAACAATCATGTCATACGGTGTGTTGCCAGTATCGCTAAAATTGACGCTAGGTGTAGCCAATGTTTGACCAATACGGGCCTGAGCTGTAAGCACGTTGCTGCGACTGCAAAAAATACGGCCCTGTTCAGCCTGCTGGATGCGGTTTATGTAGGCGTTGACGTTTGTGCCTGAGGTGATCGTAAACGCGCCTAGAGTGGCTGTAGGCGTGGCTGTAAGGCTTGTACTGCCCGTGTAGGCTGCGGCTGTTAAAACGGCTGTAATGCGCGCTGACGAGGTTTGGCTACTAGTAGCTGTAGATGGCAAAGAGCCTTGTGAAAGCACATAAATATCATCGGCAGCAAAAATCTGGTAATTGGTCAAACCTGCCATTGTGTACTGCTGGTTATATGTCGTCACTCGACCAGTAAACAGAAAGTCGCCGTTGCGACTTAAACGAATTGCACGCAAAGGCGCTAGACCCGGTTGTTCTGTAAAGTCGTTGTAATACTGGCTGGCTGTGTTTAACGGGTCATAATCACGGTTTGTGTTCGGCACGCTAATTGACACAGACATTGTGCCCGGCCCAAACACATCTAACGGCTTATGACGCCCACGCTGAATACTGATGTTTTGTACTACAGGCGTGATGTCAATAAAGTCTGTGCCGTCACCGTCAAGCACATCTGTGCCGTCAAGTAACGAGTCGTTCAGGTAAAACGCTGACGAGTCAAACCCTGTTGACAATTCCAGTAGGTAATCGCCGCCAGTAATGACAGCCGAGCCAGTCATTTACCTAATCGCCAAGTTAAGTGGCCCGTACACTTGCGAGTATTGTGTTAGCGCATCAACTACAGACCTGCCAATATCGGCTGCAGATGAGATACCGCCAGTAATGTTAATTGTGACGTTGCTGCCCATTCCGACATTTTTGCCGTTTAACGGGATAACTGCTTCTGGGCCTGCCTCGCCAATCATTGCCAATGTTGGGCCAGTGACAATGCCGCCTTCTGCTAAATAGGGGATGTTTGGTACATCAAAACCACTGCCACCAATGACAGGAACCCATTTAGGAATTGTAAAAGACAATTTGCCTACGCTGTTATTCCAAAGTTTTGCAATGCCGTTAAAAAGTGTTTTAAAAATGTTGTACAAACCTGAAAAAGTAAAAGTAAGAGAGTCAAAAACTGCTTCGCCGCCGGCTGTAAGAGCATCAAAGACAATGTCTACAAGTTTTCTAAATGTTTCAAATTTGTCATAAGCAAGTTTTAATGCAATTACCAATAAACCAACACCAATTGCAATAATTGCAAAAGGGTTTAAAGCCATCGCAATGTTAGTTATAACAATTGCAGCTGCAATTAAACCAATGGCTGATGCAATCAATATAAATTTGTCTGGATTATCTTGTGCCCAATCAGCAAACTTTTGTAGGTATGGCAACACTTTTTGTATAACTGGAAGCAAAGCAGCGCCAATTGATTCTTTGGTTTCTCCAATTGAATTTTTAAGAATTTTCATTTGGCCTGCGGCAGTATCGGCGTTTTTACTTACCGCGCCGCCAAAAGTGCCGCCAAGAACGTCCATAATTTGATCTAGGTCTGCACCATCTTCAACCATTTGTTTTATTTCTGGAGACAAGTTTTTAAGTGCTTTAAAGTTTCCTTGGTATGCTTTTGAAAGAGCATCTGCAACTGTTGCGGAGTCCATTTGTAGCCCGGTTGCAATATCCATTACTAAGCTCATATCATCAATGGCGGTTTTAGTATCTTTTGAACCAATAACTAAAGTCTCAAAGGCTTTTCTGTAATCGGTATCAGCAATACCAGACGCTCGACTCATTGCCGAAATTTGATCTTCAAAAGATTGCACTTGATCGTCAGATGCGCCAGTTGTGTTTTGTAAAATTAGTTTTAAGTTTGCTTGTTCTTGTGCATCTTCCATTGCTGCTTTTGTGGCATCTGTAAGAACTATTGCGATTCCTGCAAGTGCGGCTGCAGCTGGCACGGCTGCTTTTTTAATTGCAAATTGTGCTTTTTCGCCAGCCGTTTCTAACTGCTTAAATTCTCGTATTGCTTTGTCAATGCCTTTGCCGTCAAACTCTGAAATAATTGGAATAGACAGCATTACATTGCCTGCCTAACTGTGCGCGCCGTATCCAAAATCATTTTTTCCATTTCAGACTCAATGCCTCGCCGCGCTTTGTACACGGCAGGCCCAATAAGTCGAGTGCGACCAGCGCCAACAAAACCTAAAGAGTTGCCAAGTTTGTTTTCATTAGCACGGCCAGCAGTCTCAAAGATTGCTGTTGCCGGGTCTTTTTGCTCAATGAGGATTACGCCTACCGCGTTGCGCCGTGTGTCAATGCGTAGTTTTACACCGCTTTTGGCTTTATCAACTTTAAACGGAAACACTTGACGGCCTTTACTAGACCACTTGTAAGTCATGCCAGACAATGGCACTTGTGTGTACATATCTTTTGCAGCGTTAATTGCTGGCTGTGCAATTTCGTTGGCTTTTGTTCTAAAGTCTTTTTGCAGTTGTGGGTCAATTTTTTTGAGTGCGTTAATAGTGTCTTTGACCCCTACTACTTGAATGGTTGCTGTTGCCGACATTATGACCGCTTTCGTTGCTCATTAATAATTGTAATCACTGTGAGCAAGTCGCGTGCGCCAAACACAATTTGTTGTTCAGGCCAGAAACCTGTTGCGGCACAAACTTCGGCTAGTTGCCGTCGATAAGTGCCGCGTCCGTAGGGTTTGGGTTAGTCAAATCTGCTTCAGGTAAAACAGTCATCTCTGGGTTTTCTTTAAGCCATTCCATGTAATCATCAGGCAACTTTTCGCCTTTGACTTTTAAAATTGTGTATGCCCAAAACGACCAGTCGCGAAATCCAGACTGTTCTGCATCCATAGGTTTTTTGTTAAACTTCTCTTCCCACAACGCCGTACTAAACAACGTGGTATAAAGATATTCAGGTTCTGCATCTACGGTGCGAACTACTTTTAGTTTGATACGCATATTGCCTGCTTTCGTGTCGGGCCGTTGCCGGCTGTTAATTAAGACGTTGCGACCGAATACACTCCCCCGGTCAGAACTATATCTATGGTATCCAAAGCGCCTAAGGCCGCATTTATGATCGGTAGCGTTTCAAGGTAGCACCCGGTTAGGGTTGAAATCGGATTTGAAGCGCTGGTAGCAGCGCTGGTTGGTTTGATGGTAACCGTTGTGGATGTGCCCACAAGTGCAGCCAATGTTGCGTAAGTTTCTGAGGCTGCAAAACTGTTGTACATCGTCAAAGTCAACGTGCTGTTTTCTAGGCCGCCAACATAAACGCGTGCAGTCTTGCCAAACGATGTGCTTTCTAACGCCTCGATCACGCGAGTCAAGGTTGATGCGCTGGTCTGGTCTGTCACGTCAACCGCGTTGATTGTGACTACTGGGTTAGATAGGTAGGTGCTGGTAGCCATGTGGGTTAAATCTCCTCGTTGG